CACCCTCGAGTCAGCCGAGTCCGTCGAGAGACGGACCTGTCTGGAACTCGAGATCTGCCTGTACGTTCGAGTGAACATACAGACTCGAGAACGTGGTTCCAACCACTAAGCGGCACACGTTTGTGCTGCTTTTCGAGTAAACGCCAAACTGGAGAGCAAAACCACTGGTAGTCGCGATGCCAAAAGGCATCGCGCCAAACCTGTGATTCTCTCGTCACATACTCAGCAATACCGCCATGATGTGGGTTATTTGTCAAAGACAAACGAGCCTTACCATGTGACAGTACGGCTAAGCGTGTGCCAATAATGGCATAAGCAGACCTCGCGGCCTCCTCATATCCCGCAATGCGCAAGCGCATAGCGATGTCTGAGAGAGACTCGATTCCAGTAGCGTGTTCAGCATCTAGTGTAGTCTTCCATCGAACTGGGGTGACGTCGACGCCATTAAAGGCGTCGACTCCACAGGATTCGCGGAAGGCCCCTCGCCAGAAGGATTTCGTCCTATTGGCAAGCAGTCCGAATGATTCAAGGTCATCAACGACGACCTCTGCACATTCGGAGGGGACTATGATGTCATCACCGAACACAAAAACAGCACCGGGTTGATGAAACCCTTGGCGCTGCAGTGATGCGACACATATAGCCCAGAAGACTAGGCTTTGCACAGGAAACGTGGTTGCGTTCCCCATTGGAGCGTAGCTATAGATATCCCCGCGCAGATCCTTGAGGGTTCTGAACTTAGGAATCCTAAACTTCTGAGCACGACAACACCCGAAGTACCTATACTTCCTCCCAAAGAGGATCTGTACTAGGCTCTCCGAGATACGGTCCGAAGCATCTTTCATATCTATCGTGGCGTAACGCCGCGACTTTGACGAAAGAAGAGCTATTTGACCGTTTACCGACTGATCGTCGAAGAAGATATGGCCGTGAGGCCATGGTCCCTTCGCCGACCTTGGGAGGCATATTGACCTCTCAAGTTCGCGCCTTAAAGCCTGCTGGACCCAAATGGCCTCAGCAGGGTGTACACATATTAGTCTAGGACCGCGCGTGTCTTTCGGCACGGCGATGACCTTCGCTTCTATGTTGTCAGGCCAGTCCATATCGTCCAGATCGGCTATATGCTCCCTGTTTTGCGACAGGAAGAAAATATCCGAATAAGGATAGACGGACTCTATGGTCTGATATCGGTGTCGCCACGTCTCTTTAGACGTCGTGACAGCTCCTGGTCCGTGAGACGGCTTGAAAACCGACTCTCGAAACCGGTAGATAACCGATTGTACTTGGCGACGAGCGCTATCAAGAAGTCGAGGGCTGGATCTTGAAAGACCAGCCCCAAACTTCCCAGTAGCAGTATTAACTTCGAGAAAGTTCTCGAAGGCTTTCTCAGTCGTTTTGATGTCATGTGTCACCTCGGCCTTGTAGCTGAACAGAAGAAGTTGCCGAAGATATCGCAGTTGTTCTGCATCCATTACGGATGCAGCTGCGAGTCTCCTCAACCCGTCCGGGAACGCATCAAGTTCGGGCTTACGCCCTAGCTCAATGCAATCTAGGATATACTTCTCCAGCTTAGGTGCCTCGTTAAGACACCACTGTAGCCCTTCATAAGACCCTCGTATTTCAGAGAATCCACTGAGACGAGCCACATCTGCTAGCAGGCTAACGTATGTGCTTTCTATTGAATGCATGTACTATTGGATTACCAACTAACCCACTGTTCAGACTTAGGTTTAACTTTTAACCACCGATTAAGGTGGCCTAAGCTTCGACAAAGTCTCTACAACAGCTTACTGCTCGTTGTTGAGAACGTTCGTGATGAAGTTAGCGTCAGCAACAATTGCTTTGAAGGTAGCGACAAGAGTGTCGATATCTGCTTGCAATGCTGTCTGAGGCACACGCAAAGTGCAACTGATCGATTGATTGATCGGCTGCAAGTTTGCGTCAATTTCAACACGGTCCACTCTAAACGTACGCATGGTTCCTGGGACTTTCGTCTTGGAATCAACGTACGGCGTTGAGCGGATAGTCAACACATCGGGCTCATTAAGAGCCCGAGCAATTGACTGGCGATAGCTGCCTTTGTCGGCGTCATCCCAAGACTTCTTGAAGACGACGGAATTGAATGTCAAATCGGCATTCATGTTTTTGGTTGTTGGTAGTTTATGTCAACTAACGTTGAGCTGGGCTAATGACAAACGCATAGGTAGAACGTCCTACCGGCAACCCTTTCGGGTACCGGCACGGCGAACTACTATTTGCGATACATCCTTAGTCAGCGGGAGTTTATCGAGTCGAGCGTGCTGTCTAACGTCATTTATGGCGCTATCCAACGCGTATCCGTCTCTAGCTTCGACTGCACGGATAAACCGATGCAGTCTGGCATATTCTTCTTCTGACAGATCCTTCTCGTAGAATGCCTCCATGAAGGAGACAAACCACAATGGTAACCCACCCTTTCGGATGTGTTTCCAGATGAGGATCCTAATATCAGCAGTCGTATGAACCTCTTTCGAGGTTAATGTCTCACCCTGCCAATCTGGATCACTTTCGTGATACCATATATCGTCAGGCGGAGCCACAACCGATTGCTGCTTTTGTGATGTAGTTTTCATAGGCGTTTGTCTATGTACTATCATTAGCCTAACAGTGTAGCATTACTGGTTAAAACCAAGTGTTACCCTGGCCATTCCAGTACAAGTCTAAGTTAGGAAGTCCGCGAATAGCAGACTTTCCAACTACAGATTCTGCTCCACGCTCAAGCCGCGACCAATTGCTATGTTTAACAAGCATTTGACCGATCAAAGCAGCCGCAATGGCTGCATGATTCTTTCCGGCTTGGGGGATCCACTTTGGCATTATGCCAGGTGAGTCCACGGGAATCCTCTCGTAGTGAGCGTACTCTGCTGAGCAAGCCCTCCAAGTATCTAGGGTAGTCCCATCACATGGCGACGAAGTCGTCACAAATGAGTCTATCCCCATACTGTAGCTATATGAGCGCGTGAAGCTGACAATTTCGTATGGCGAAGAGCCAACGCACTTGTCAACAGCACGGCACAGACCGCGAAGGTCGACGAACCAGTCTAAAACGAAGGAGAAAGGAACTAACTCCCACGCTAGCTGAGCCGGCGACGTTGCGAACCTTGCCATGCACAAATCGGCCATCTTAAAGATGTCCTGAGTGTACTTGACTGTAGGCTTCACTACCAAAACGTAGCGCACATTGGGCGGAGATTTTATTCTCCCTTGCTTAGTCGTTTGAAACACGGTGTACCCGTTTTGGGTGCCTGTGTACAGCGGACTGGAGTCAAAACTCATCGGAAGTTGGGCAACAATGCCAAACCGCGACGAATCGCCATTTGCGCGACGCCGTAGGTCACTAGTTAGCTTAGGCAGATATCGCAAGGTAGCCATCGTATCCTGTAGTACCGGTGAAACACCGAACTTCCAGGCTAGGAACGCGCCACTTGCGGTTTTAATCGAGCTTCTGAGCCTAGTCCAGTTGCGTCCCATTTCTGGGATGCACTTGGCCAGGGACATAATACTCGGCCACATCTGATTAGCTTGGATGATATTAAGCAAGTGATCAGCTTTAAGCTGCCTTGCCTTTTCAAGGACATCCTCTTTGAGTTTGTCCTCATCCAGTGCCGACGAATCGATGGTCCAGTAGGGTGGAACGGTAACATCATTGTCAACGTTCCATGCAAACGAACTGTCATACATGCCCTTGTTCTGGCTATCAAACCAGGCATGGGGCCAGGAACTTCGGTAAACCGAATTGTTCCCGTCCGAAGCATGTGACGCGTATACCACAAGAGACTGGTCCGACGTAATGTCGTACTCATGTTTCCTGTGGATTACTTTGTTCGATTTATTCCTACCTAGCGAGTCCGTCATGCGCTCGTGTCGAGCTGCAGCGACGATCCCACTCAGAGCACCAACAGTTGAACTGCTGGACTCGACGACTCCGTTACACTTCGTATGCGTTATATTATTATTAAACGCAGTACGAGTGACGGACCGTATGACCCGATTATTGTGTCTTACTCTCATAGGATTTCAATCCTGATTAAAGGACTGATTAAGTAGAGCGTAGTCTCAATGCCGTTTAAGACGGTGTTCGTAGGATATCGGCCTTACGGCCTTTTACAAGCCTTTCGGCTTAGCCTACTACTATGCGTCCTCTACAAACCCTCCGAGAGGAGGGGCTGGTCGAACCAGTCTCAGTCAAAG